CTTCGGATGGAAGAGGTCGCGATTCGACTGCGAGCGCTCACGGAAGCGACACCCAACGACAACACGAACGCGCGAGCCATCGCCATCTACGAGACTGGACAGGTCTCGCAATACAAGGACGAATTCGAATTCCGTCCGGCCACAGCGGACGAGATTGAGCACAACGAGAATACGCAAATCCCCAACCTGATCTCCGACGCCGAACGTGCGCTCGACGCGGCGAACAGGATCGTTGAGGTAGACCCAACGCATTCATGGGTAGCTGATGAGGGTGCCTGGAAAGAGAAGCCGGGTGCTGCCGCAGAGCACTACAGCGGATACGTCGCGCCTCTCGAAGAGGCCCTCAACCGATTCAAGTCGCTTCCGGAAGACGCCAAGGCAGAACGCGTGGCTGCCCTGAAGGAAATCGCCGAGTACGGCGGCGCAACAGCGAATCTCAATCGCATGTGGGGGAATCGCGTGCTGGCCGAACTGGACTCTCTTGAGATCGATCCCGGACAGCTTGAGCGCGAAGACGACTACCAGACCGCGCTCGACGAGTGGCGCGACCCCTACGCGAAACAGCTCTACGCGGCGGCGGATCCGGATGGGGTCATCTTCGATCACTTCATCGAGCAGTACGAGCCCGACGAAATGCCGATGGTGGAAGGCTCCGGCGGAGAGGATGTGGAGATCGGTCCTGACGACTGGCCGTTGAAGTTGCACCGCACCGTCACGGCCGACGTGGACAACTACACGCCGAACCATGCCGAGTCCTGGGCATACGACGTTCAGCGCTTCGGGTCAAACAAGATGTCCGAGAGCGTGGATCCCGCGCGAGTGCTCGTGTTCCAGGGGGCTAAGAACTGGACCACTCCGGAAGGACAGCAATCGATGGGCTCGCGCGAGAACGAGTTCATCCTGCTCTCGGAGGCTCCGAAGTTCGTTCGAGAGGCGCGCGAGCGACATGCCAAGATCGCTTCCGGCCAAGTCAAGCTGAGGGAGTCTCGCGAGCGAAAGGTCAGGGTCGATTCTCTTCTGGACAGGTACCATCAACTTCAGCGGCTCCAGGATTTCGGTACGAGCGAACAGCACGAAGCACTGAAGCAACAGATCGAGGGGGCCGCGAGCGCTCTCGGGATAGAATGGGAAGACCTAATCAGCATGGCCGGGGGTGCCAGGGGATGATCCGAAGTAAGGCGCGGCGGGGGGACGGAAGAGTCGTCAACATCCTGATCCCCGAAACGAATGCGGACATTGCAGAGCTTCAACTACTCTACGATTCCGGCCGGCTCCAGGCAGGCGACTCCGTGAAGCAGAAGCGGTCCGAGGTCGGGAAAATCACCGATCCGCAGAAAGTCGCGGTATAGTTTTCAGAGATGTGAGAGGTGAAGCGATGCGCGTAACCGAGAAGTGGCGCGAGGACATCGAGAAGGGCGTGATGCCCGCCGTGATCCGGAAGACGTTTGTTCCGGAGCGGGTGGACACGACCGATGGTGACATCCGGAAGGCGGCGTTCGTAGTCTCGACAGGAGACGAGGATCGAGACGGCGACGTCGTGAACCCTGGAGGTTGGGAACTCGAAGACTACCGCAAGAATCCGGTGGTCCTATGGGCTCACGACCTGAAGTCGCTCCCCATCGCACGCGCCGAGACGATCATGGTCCACGGCGGCAAGCTCAAGGCCGTGACCGCTTTCCCGGAGAAGGGCGTCTATCCATTCGCCGATACGGTGTACGGTCTCGTGAAGGGCGGATTCATCCGCGGCACGTCCGTAGGGTTCCATCCCATCGAGGCTTCCCCGCGCAGGGGTCGAGAGAAGGGCGTCAACTTCACGCGTCAGTCTCTCTACGAGTTTTCTCTCCTGCCCATCCCCTCGAACCGAAACGCGCTCGTGGAGGCGAAGTCAGCGGGCCATGACATCGCCGGGGTGGTGAAGTGGGCCGAAGACTTTCTGGACTTCGCCGAGGCCGAGGGGATCTGGATCCCCAAGTTCGGAATCCAGAAGGCGCTCCGTCTCGTCCTTCCGCTGCAAGTGTCCGTCCCCGCGGTGCCTCTCGAAGAGGTGAAAGCCGCTCCGGAGGGCCACGCCACCGCGGGGGCGGACTCCTGGGCGCGCGACATCCTCAACGTCGCGACCTCGGTCGAGAAGAAAGCCGCCGACTACGGTGCCGAGAGGCGCATGGTCGGCACCCCGTCCGTCAAGCAGGAAGGCTCGAAGTGGTGCCTCTACGCGGCCGACGGTGCGAAGCTCGGCGAGTACGGCTCGAAGGCGGAGGCCATGGCGGCCATGCCCGAGACGCCCGGGGTCGAGTCCAACAAGAAGTCGGCCGCGTCCGACACCACGAAAGAGGGCGACATGGACATCATCAAGGGGATCGCGGACGAATTGTTCGGCGATCAAGAGAAGGGGACTCCGCCATGGCTGAAGGAAGGGTCGAAGCCGGAACCGAAGCCGGCCGCCGACGCGGAGCCGGATCCGGCCGACGCGAAGGAGACGGCAGAGCCAGCCGAAGGCGCGCCTCCGGCACCGGGCCAGGAAGGGGCCGCGCCCGCCGCGCCCGCCGGCCAGGACGGGGCGGAGCCGCTGACGGCTACGCTGCTCGCTGAGATCGAACCGCTGAAGCAGGGTGGCGACCCCACTCAGATCGCACAGGCTTTGAAGGCCGCGCTGGAGAAGTTCGCCGCAGCCTTCATGACGCAGTACGCAAACCCGGCGATGGCCGGGCTCCCGGGGCAGGCGACGCCTCCCCCGCCTCCGCCGCCCGCGGCGACGCCGCCCGCGGCCCCTCCGCCTCCTGTCCAGGAGCCCCAAAAGAAGGGCTTCGACCTCGGCGGGGAAATCTTCACGGAAGACGAAATCCGTGAGACCATCGTCAAGGCCGTTCGCCAGAACATGGACGCGGCACGGATGCACTTGACCGGGAAGCTCCCCGGCTAAGAGAGCGCGACAACAGGAGCGACCTCGCCCGAGGAGTCGGGCAGCGAAAGGATCCGTACCATGGACCTCGACACCAAGAAGAAGCTGGAGGAGTTCATCTCCGGCGTCACAAAGGGCACGATCATGGAAGCGTTCGCCGAGTTCCGAAAGGAACAGGAGTCGAAGGTTTCCGATCTGCGCTCGGCCTTTGCCGGCCTGCAACAGAAGGGTCTCCCCGACAAGGTGGAGAAGGGCGTCGTTCTCGCCCGAATCGTTCGCGCCTACGCTTCCTCGAAGGGGAACGTGGACAAGGCGCGCGAGTACGCGGAGTCCAACGACTTCGGACCCGAGGTCGTGAAGGCACTCGCCACGCAGCCGAACAGCGCGGGCGGGTACATCATCCCTCCGCAGTACAGCACCGACCTGATCGACCTGCTCTACAACCGAGTCGCTGTCCGGAAGCTGGGCGCGATCTCGATCCCGATGCCGAACGGCAACATCTCAATCCCCAAGCTCACCGCGGGCGTCAGCGCATCCTACATCGGCGAGAACGCCGGCAAGGACGCAGCTCAGCCTACCTTCGGTCTCATCACGCTCAGTTGGAAGAAGCTGGCCGCGGTCGTCGCGATCAGCAACGACCTGATCCGCTACTCCTCGCCGAAGGCCGACGAGGTGGTCAAGAACGACCTGACGAACAGCTTCGCCGTCACCGAAGACGCCGCGTTCCTGACCGGGGCCGGCTCGGGCAACTCCCCCAAGGGTCTCGACAACTGGATCGAGGACGGCGGGACGCCCGATCACGTTCAGGCCGCGCAGTCCGCGGACGGTTCCGACCTGACCTTGGTGATCGCCGACCTCTTCAAGGGGCCGCAGGTTCTCGAAGAGGAGAACATCCCCTTCGTGAAGCCCGGCTGGGTCATCTCCCCTCGCACCAAGTTCTTCCTGATGTCCGTGCGCGACTCCGTGGGCAACTTCTACTTCAAGGAAGAGATGCTCCGCGGGACGCTGCTCGGCTTCCCCTTCGTTTCCACGAATCAGGTGTCGTCCACCCTGGGCGGCGGAAGCGATTCGGTCATCTACTTCGGGGACTTCAACGACGCGTTGATCGGCGAGTCCACGGACCTGATGCTCGACGTCAGCCAGGAAGCCTCTTACCTCGTGAACGGGACGCTCGTCAGCGCCTTCGCCTACGACCAGACCGTGATCCGCGGCATCGCGCGGCATGACTTCTGTGTCCGTCGGGCGGAGTCGTTCTTCAAGCTCACCACCGTTCAGTGGGGCGCGTAAAGGAACGGGGCCAGGGGGTAGGCAACTACCCCCAAACCACTGAATAGAAAGGAATAGACGATGATCCCATTCACCAAGCAAGGCACTCCGGTCGTGACCCTCGCGGTCCCGGCGGACAACGCCGTCGAAACCACCCTGACCCAAAGCTCGGCGACCGCCATCGTGGCGAACGACTACGAGTCGCTCGTGGTCGATCTGCTCGCCAAGGATGACGAGACGGGCGCGAAGTCCGTGGTCGTCACCCTGTGGGGCAAGGCCACCGCGGACGGCACGGTCGGAGACGGCACGTGGACCGCGATCACGTCCCTGCCCACGCTCGAAGGCGCGGCCCTCACCCGCACCCTCGCCGCGTCGGCAGCCGTGGCCGCGTCCGTCACGCGCACGAAGGTCGCGATGCGCGACGTCCCGCACAAGTACGTGGCCGCGAAGGCGGTCGTGACGCACCCCGATCCGACGGCGACGCCCGACACGGTGTACGCGTTGATCGTCACCGGGGAAATCGCCCGGCGGGACGTGTGATAGCCGTCCGGTTCCTCAAGAGCGCGCACGTAGGTTATCGCTTCTACTCGCCTGGAGTGCTGGCCGCTGTGCCCGACAAGAGCGTTCCGGACCTCGTGGCCCGGGGGATCGCAGAGCTTCAGCGGTCTCCCGGGACCGCACCCATCACCGAGGGTGCGGTCGCCGCACGCGTGACGAAGCCGTCGCCGGTCGGCATGAGCAAAGCCGCCCTCAAGCGGCTCCTGAGAGGAAGGGCCTGACCCCATGAGCACGGCCGTTGCCGCCACCGGAACGATCATCTACACCGACGCGGACGCCACGGCCGGAAAGGTCGTGATCGTCGGTGGAGTGACCTACACCCTGAAGACGGGTGCTCTCGTTGCGGCCGGCGACGTCAAGATCGTCGCCGGAAAGGCGGACGCGACCCTGCGCAACCTGGAGCACGCCATCAACGGTACCGGCGGAATCGTCGGGACCGACTACTACGCCACCGCGGCGAACGCCTCGGCCAGCGCCATCCTGGACCCGTTCGAGAACACCCTCCTGCTCACCGCGCGCTCCGCCGGGGCCGCGGGCAACCTGATCGCCCTTTCGAGCGACGAGCCAACCTATACCGCGTCAGGGGCCGGATTCCTGGCCGGCGGAATCGATGGTGACTCGGCCGTGGTGCCGTGGTCGCTGCTCTCTCTCGAAGAGGCCAGGAGCGCCTTGCGAGTGCGCGGGTCGTCCGCGGACGAAGTGCTCATTCGGCTGCTCTCCTGGACCGCCGACATCATCGAGAGGGAACTCGACTTCCGGCCAGTGACAGACCTGGGGACGCTCGCGCCAGAAGCCGACGTGGACGAGATGCACGACCTCTCGAATCCGCAGGGCTTCCTCCACGCGCTCCGGCGACCCATCCGCAGCGTGACGTCGGTCTATGCCGGACAGGAGTCAACGGCCCTTCCGTCGTCCGCCTACTCGACCGACTTCATGTCCGGCATGATCCTGCTCAACGGTGGCACGGTCGCCCCGTCGCGCCGGCTCCTGGGAGGCTTCGAGTCCTCGATCGCCTACTTCTTCCCCGAGGACGCGTGGCGGTTCAACAGCCGCTTCTTCCCCGCCGGGACTGGAATGGCCCGCGTCGTCTACAAGGGCGGCTGGGCCAATACCGCCTCGGTGAATGGCGTGCTGAAGTCGGTCGCGTGCGACGTTCTGGCGCGGCTCTATCGCGCCGAGGAGCGGAAGTCGCAGGGCGTCTCCTCCGAGGTCGCGCAAGGCTTCACGATCGCCACTAAGTTCGATCCGAAGGTGATGTCGGACGATCTTCGCTCGCGCCTCGCGTCGTTCAAAACCCTCAGCAAAACAGCGCGCAGGTAAGCCATGGCGACCGTGGCTCAGGCGGCGAAGGCGATGCAAGCCTTCAAGGTCGGACTGCCGGCCGCCATCCTCCGCGGGCTCCGCAAGGGAATGCCGATCGCGATCCGAATCTCCAAGACGAAGTACATGGCCCGCAAGGACAACCGCCACCCGTTCAAGGCGTTCGATCCTCCGAACCCTCCGCCAGGACCGCTCGGGATCCGGTCCGGAGACCTCGCGCGCTCGGTGCGCCTGGGCGACATGCGCTTCACCGGGAAGAAGGTCATCGCCAGCATCCACGCGGGCTATGCCGACAGGGTGCGGTACGCGCGCGTTCACGAGCAGGGGATGACGATCTACCCGAGGAATGGGCCGTACCTGATTTTCCCTGTGGGCGTCGCCGGGGGCGGATACCGAATGGTGCGCGCCACGCGCGTCATCATCCCGGCTCGACCCTTCCTGCGCCCGGCGCTCGACGACGCTACGCCCAAGATTCTAGAGATCGTGGTGAAAGAGATCCGAACGCTGGCCCGTGCTACCCTGGCAGGCATAGCGAGGTTCCGCTGAGATGTCGAATCCTACGATCATGGCCAGCGAAGAGTCGCACGAGTTCCGAATCCTGGAAGGCGCTCGCGCCCTCTTGGCGGCGGCGGCCGGCGCGTCGTACAACTACGACGTCGACGGGGCCTTCATCGTGAATCAGCCGCAACTGAAGCACCTCACCGAGGCAGCGAACGACGCCGGGGTCAGCGACTGGCCAAAAGCGCTCTACTACGTCCATCCCGGCGACGCGATCTTCGTTGTCGATACAGGGTGCGCATCGCGCGTGACGGGCGACTTCATGGTGACGGCCGGGGTGCGCATCGGCGGGCCGGAGCTTCCCTGGCAGGCCGGATACGTTTCGATGGTGGCCGTCCAGATGAGAATGTTGGCTGACATCTACCGGGCACTGAACGGGCAAGAGATCGCCGGAGCCTCGATCTTCGTGGCGAATCGAAACCTCGTGCTCGAAGTGGACGGGTGGGCGCTCGTTCAGGTTCAACTGTCGTTCGAGTATTCCGAGCCGACGGCGGGCGAGGTGGTATGATGTCGGAAGAACGGATCGCAGCACTGGAAAAGCGCGTGGCCGACCTTGAGGCGATCATACGAGAACTGACGGACCTGCCGGAGCCCGATCCCATCGTGGTCGGAACCGAGGCGTTCCGTCAAGTCGCAAAGGTCAAGAGGGCAACGCTCCAGAGGAGGGCATAGGCCATGGCTGAGCTTCAAGGAACCGCGGCAAAGGCCGCTTACAAGCACGCTGCCGTGTGGGGTGCCGCTGAAACCCTCGGCGATGGCGATCAGGTCGAGTACGCCACAGAGAACATCGTACCCGACGTCCAGCTCGTGGAGTCCGACCAGATCAACGGGGAAGCTCTCTCCGGCCCGAGCGACACCGGACAGGTGCTCGTCCAGGGCGATCTCGCCGGCATGGACCTGAAGTACGAGGGCCACGAGCGTTTCATCTACGACGTGTTCGGCACCAAGGCCACCTCGGGGGGCGGCGGGGTCATTCAGCACAAGTTCGACTTCGGTCTCTCGAACGAAGGCCGATTCGGAACCCTCGCCTTCGAGAAGGTCGTCACGGGTCCGCACGAGATCGACAGCTTCAAGCCGATGGGCCTGACCATCGTCGGCGCGGCCGGACAGCCGGTCAAGCTGACGATCCGAGGCATCGGCCGTCAGCTTCGCACCAAGGATCCGGATCGGACGAACGACTCTTCGACCACGTGGACGCTTCCCGGGAACGGGAGCGCCGAGGTGGCGCGCCGCTTGGTGAAGTTCGGCCATGCGACGATCGAGATCGCCGTCCCTGTGATTCCCGTTGCGGCCTTCGGTACGCTCACCTACACCGAGACTC